ATATTTATTACAAAAATCTATTTTATCATCTAATGAAAAATTATTAGGATTATCTAATTTAATAAAAGGTAATTTTCCAATCTGCCAATTATGAGAAAGAACGGATTTATAATTTAACATTTTTTGTTTAAATATATCATTTTCTTCTTCTTTCTTTTTTAGATTATAAGAAGAGCTTTCTACATTTAAACAATTATAACAATAAATATTAGATTCGGATGTTGAAAATGTATTAATTTCTCCTTTTAATTGTAATTCATAAAATGAGAAGAATGCAATCATATCATCATATAATTTTAAATCTTCATCATAATAAATATCAATACTTTTATTAAAAATATTTCTACTTACTAAAATAATACGAGAAGGAGTTTTTGTATCTAATAAATGATTAGTAATTGGACTGGTTGTTTTTTGTGTGTTCCAAAAATTTTGACAATTATCAAAACATCCGTATAATTTAAAATTAAGTTTTAATGGAATATTAAATGTTTCATCTGTTATTTTATAATCAACTTTGTCATTAATCATTAAATGAACTAAATCTAAAGAAGGTTTTTGGTCTATCATTTGTTCAAACCTTTGAAAAGCGATTGGATAAAATAAATCATCTCCATCTAATATTGTTAAATAATTATATTTGGTACGTTGTTTAAATAAATTTAAACAACTATTATGTCCTTTACCAGGAGAACCATTACTTTCGGTTCTAATAATTTCAAAATTATTATTTTTTAATGTATCTAAAACTTCTTTATAATAGTTGTCATTAAGAGTATTAACATTAATTATAATATCCCACTTTAAATATTTAGTTTCTTTTTGATTTTTAACAGAGAAGATTGCTCTTTTTAATAATTCAATATTACTAGAAGTTAAAATGACAACTAATAATCTCATATTTTACTATACTATAATAATTATTAGTATTAAATTTTAAAATTATTATTGAAAAAATACTTTTATTTTTTCAATATTTATTAATTTATAATAATGTTAAATTTTTCATTGTCCAATCACATTTATTAATTGAAGTATTAATATTACGAATGTATTCAATTGTTGTTGTATTTCCAATTTTAACTTTAATATTTCTAGCATTTAATTTAATAATAATTTTAAGTTTTTGGTCTCTACAGTTTAATCGTTTGGTTGATTTTTTTAATAAATCTCCATTTTTATTACCATCTAAAATAATAACTTGATTATTCATTTTATTATATATTAATCCAAATAATTTTAAATCTGAATTTTTATCATTATAAAAGCAAATTTGTGAATTTTCTTCTTGTTCATTTGTATCAATTTCAAAAATATAATTTTTATTAGAAAGTAAATATGCTTCTTGTGTAGTACTTTTTGGTTTTTCTTCTTTGATTTCTTCTACTTGTGGTGGTTCTTCTACAGTTCTAACAATATTTTTTTCATTGCGTAATTGTTCTAATAAATTTAATGCAGACGGTTCTTCAACTTTTGGTTCTTCAACTTTTGGTTCTTCAACTTTTGGTTCTTCGGGTTTTTTATTTTTACGTTTTTTACGTTTTGGTTTTTTTGGTTCTTCTTTTACTTCTTGTGCTTCATTAGTAAAATTATCCATATTGCCAGAAACAACTAATTGAGAAACATCAATATTACCATATGTATAATCATTTACATCGACTTTTTGTTCTTCAACTGGTTCATCAACTTTTTGTTCTTCAACTGGTTCATCGCGTTTTTTAATTTTATTCTTCTTATTAAATAAACTTGGTCGTGGCATTTGTTTATAAATATATATAATATAATTATTTTTATATTATATATTAAACAATTAACTGATTTTTTAAGCGAGTTTGATATTTTCTAAAATTTCTGCAATTTCTTGTTCTTTTAATTCAACTATTTTTTCACGTTTAATTAATTCTTTTTCTTTTAATATTGTTTCACTGCTAAATTTACTACTTCTTGATTTTTGGCTATTTAAACTAATAATTGAATCAAAACTGTTGATTTTAAAATCTGGTGAATCTGTTTTAATATTAATTATATTTTTACAATGTTCAATAAGATAATCTGTATCAAACTTTAATTTAAAAATTCTTCTATCTTCAAGAATTTCATCACAAATACCTAATCGTTTTTTTAATTTAGAAGATTTTTGTCTATCATATTTACTATCAAATCTTTCTAAATTAATAAAAGCATCTCTTAATGTTTGAATATCTTCTTCGCGAATTGCTTTATATATAGTATTATATAAACGTCGTTTAACAATTTTATATTTAATAATATTAATTACTTTAAAACGGTATAATCCACCGACAACTGCAATATAAGGTGATGCGAGAACACCTAAACCAACTGCAGTTACTAAAATAAATGACATTTATATAATATATAATACACTAATCTTTTATAATAATATTAAAGACGAATAAAGAAATAATACCAAAAACAGTTGCGACTATATAAATTGGAAAAAGTATTTTATCTGAACCGACACCCCATTTTTTAGGTTGATTTGTTTCATCAAAAAAATAACTAGGTTTGGTTTGATATAATGAAATAATTACAAAAATATAAATAAAACATGCATATAGAAAAGCTCTTTGAGAATTGGTAATACTGAAATCCATAAATAAAATATATAATATTTTAATATTTTATTTTTATTTAACTAAAAATTTACCTAAATTAATAAAACTATGTAAAATGAATAAAACAAAAAATCCAGTTAATGAATAAATTACAACATCTAACATATCAGATTCAAAAGAAGATTTTTTTGTAGAGAACATTGCTTCTAATTTTTTCATACAAGTTGGACAACTCATAATATGTTTCATTGCGGAATCACAATCAGAACTAGATACATTTGTCATTTTTTCAACAATTGGTTTTTTATCAGAACTAATAGAATTAGTTGGTAATTGTTTTTGTGTTGTCATAATTTTAGGTTGAGTTTCATTTCTAAATTCAGTAAATGGTAATGTTGTATTATTTGGTTGAACATTATTAGTTGATTTTAATGCATCATATTTATTTTTAACTTGTGTTTCAATTTGTTTGAGAATATTTTCATTAGTAAAACTTACTTCATTAGTAAAATTTTGTGGACTGGCATAACTAGTATAACTATTCATACCGAATGGTTGTGGTTCATTTAAAGTAGAATTATTCATGTATTTATTTCTGGATTGATTTTTTTCAATGATATTATCAATAATATTATTATATTTATTTTGTTTAGGTTTAATAGTTAGATTCTCTGGTCCATATAATTCAGTTAAATCGGCCATAATATTTAATATATAAATATATCTATATCTTAAATACATATAATTTTTTTTATAAAAAAAAAATTAAAATTTATTCAATAAGACTTATTAAATAGATAATTTTATAATTTATAATATAGAATGAGTTCTGCAAAACAATGTTCAAAAAAATTACTAAGAGGAAATAGAAAATATGTAAAACCAACTGGTAATATTGAATTACAGATTGTAGATATGGAAGAAACAATTGATTTTGAAAACAAAAATATGTATCAAATGTGTATTTTTGGAATTGATGATAAATCAAATTCTTATTGTGTAAAAGTTAATAATTATAAACCATTTTATTATATTGAAGTACCAAAAGGAATTAAATACAAATTATTTGTAGAAGAACTTTTAAAAACACAACTTTATAATAAATACAATGGAAAAGTAAGATATATTATTGATTTAGTATCACATCCAATTACAATGAAACCAATGGTAAAAAAATGTAAATTTAAAAAATTTGATGGATATCAAGAAGGAGAAACTACATTTGTTAAAATTTCATTTAATTGTGAAGCTGATTATAAAGCAGTAAGTTATCACTTTAAAGAAAATAAATTAACAATTAAAGATAAAGAGCATAAACTTCTTTTTTGCGAATCAAATATTCCGCCAATGTTAAGATTTTGTCACGAGAAAGATATTAAAACAGCTGGTTGGATTAAAATTCCAGAAAATAAATATAATGTTGTATCTAAATATTCTTCATATTCAACATGTCAATATGAAATTATTGTAGACCAAAAAAATGTATATTCATCCAATAATATGAACATTGGTAAAATTATCGTAGCAAGTTTTGATATTGAGACATATACACCAGGAAAAGCTGGATTTCCATTATTTACTAATAAGAAAGATAGTATCGTTCAAATTGGTACTACAGTAGAAATGTATGGAGAGAAAGATTGGTCATATCGTTATATTGCAACTCTTGGAGAATGTGATGATATTGAAAATTGTGAAGTAGTAAGATGTAAAACAGAAAAAGAGTTAATTACTAAATGGGCAGAATTTATTAGAATTTTAGACCCAGATATTATTACAGGATATAATATTTTAGGATATGATTTTGAATATTTATTTGAAAGAGCAATGTTACATAAAGTTGCAGACCAAATTGCAAAAATTAGTCGAGTAAAATATCCACTAAATAAAAAAGAAATTAGTGAATTAATGAGATATAATTATACTACAGAAATTACAAAAGATAATTTTTTTGGAAAGAATGCACTAAAGAAAATATGGAAAGTTCAACGTTTATCATCATCTGCAATGGGTGATAATATTTTAAAATCTATTTTAACAACAGGAAGAATTGCATTGGATTTATTAAAATATTGTCGTGATAGTGGTGATAAATTAACATCATATAAATTAGATAATGTCGCAAAACATTATGGATTAGCACAAGGAAAGAATGATATGCCATATAATGAAATCTTTAGAATATTTGTAGAAGGAACACCTGAAGAAAAAAAACGTGTTGCGGAATACTGTGTTCAAGATTGTAAATTATGTAATCAATTACTAAATAAACTAAATATTGTTCCAAATTGTATTGGTATGGCAACAACATGTAGTGTTCCATTACAATTTTTATTTACACGAGGTCAAGGAATTAAAACATATTCATTATTAGTAAAAGAAGCAACTCAACTAGGATATGTTATTCCAGTAAAAGATAAAAAAGACCCAGGTGGTTATAAAGGTGCTACAGTATTAAGTGCAAGGGCAGGTGCTCACTATTATCCAGTAACTGCATTAGATTTTGCATCACTATATCCATCATGTATGATTTCACATAATATTTGTATTTCTTCAAAATTAACAGAAGAACAAATTTATGAAATGAAATTACACGAAACAGATTATCGTATTGTAGAATGGGAAGAAGAAATGACTGGAGAAGATATTATTAAATACATGGCTAAATCAGAAGAAGTTTGTGATGCAGTAATTGAAAATCATCAAGATTTTGCAGAAATTTGTCAAAGTTTTCATTATGTAAAAGAAGTTATTTATAATAGTAATCCACTAAAAGAAAAAATAAGACAATTATTAATTAATAAAGTTCAAAACAAAGAAAAATATGAAGATTTTTTCAAATTATTTAAAATAAAAATCGAAAATATTTCAACAAAATGGTTTGAAGAAGAAGCGGATGAAGATAAAAAGAAAAAAACATCTAAATATTTAGGTGTTCAAATAAAGAAAAGACATTTTTATATTCAACCAAAGATGATGGATGATGGAGAATTAGATGATGAAGAACGTGGTGTATTACCAAAAATTTTACAAAAATTATTAGATAAACGTAATGCAACAAAAAAATTAAAAGCACAATATAAAAAGACTGACCCATTCTTATCAGATATTTACGATGGTCTTCAATTAGCATATAAAGTAACAGCAAACTCTGTATATGGTCAATTAGGAGCACCAACAGGAAATTTCTCAAATGTAGGAGTTGCCGCATCAGTAACAACAACTGGTCGTCAAATGCTTGAAATTGCAGAGAACTTTATTAAGAAAAATTATAAGGCAAAACCAATTTATGGAGATACTGATTCTGTATTTATGAAATATCAATTAAGAAATCATAATTGCGATTGTCCAAATCATGATGATAATAGAAAGAAAAGGATAGAAGAATTTTATAGAATTGCAAATGAAGCAAGAGATAAAATGATTAAAGAAAAAACACCATTTTTACATACAAGACAGGCAACCGTAATGCTTAAACACGATTTTGAAATCTGGCAACATTGTAGTTGTCCAGAATATGAACCAATGAGTGAAGATGCATTAAAAGAAAGTATTAAATTAGGAGCAGAATCAGATGCGATTACAACATTTTTATTACCAGATAGAAAAAGAATTCGAGATGGTAAAAAAGTAGGTGTTCAACAATTAGAATATGAAAAAACATATCAGCCATATATTTTATTTAGTAAAAAAAGATATGTTGGAAAACTATATGAATTTAATACACAACAAAAAGAAGGACCTGGTCAAGGATGGAAATTAGATTATAAAGGTATTTCATTAAAAAGAAGAGATAACTGTGGATTACAAAAATTATTTTATAAAAAATGTTTAATGAAAATTCTAGCAAAAGATATTGATGGGGCAGTTAATTTATTAGATGAACAATTAAATTCATTAATGAATAACCACACAACTAAACAATATGGATTAGAACATTTTACAGTAACAAAAACATTAAAAGCACTTGAAAATTATAAAGTAGATAAAAAATCTGGAATAGTGAATCAAGCTCATGTAATGTTAGCAGAACGTGTTAAAAAGAGAGACCCAGGAAATGCTTTTCAAACAAATGAACGTATTCCATATTGTTATATTGAATTAAAAGGAAATACAAAAGGTTTATTACAAGGAGATTTTGTAGAAACACCTCAATTTATTGAAGAACAAAATTTAAAACTTGATTATATCTATTATATTAAACAATTTAAAACACCAATTGAACAATTATTTAAATATGTTGCAGAAGAAAGAGTAAAGAATATCTTTAAACAACTTATTTTAAAAGATAAATTATCTAAAAAAGGAATAAAACAATTAACATCATTTATTAAAAAGAAAGAAGATGTATTAAAAGAAAAAGAAGAGAAAGTAAATAAAATTCATAAAGAGGAAAGAAAAGCAATGGTTATGAGATTATTTGAAGATAGTGATGATGAAGAAGAAGAAACATTATGTAAGAAGAAAAAAACAAAACCATTAAAGAAACCTTTACAAAAAAATAAAAAACCTACAAAGAAAACAATATTAGATGATTTAATTACTCAATGTATGGAAGATAGTGATGATGAAGAAGAACCAAAACCAAAAAAAGTTAAAAAGAAAACACCTAAAAAGAAAGTTAAAAAGGTAAATAGTTCAGAAGAATCAACACCAAAAAAAGTTATTAAAAAGAAAATTATTAAAAAGAAAGATAGTCCTAAAACAACACCAAAGAAAAAGATTGTTATTAAAAAGAAAGTTCAAAAATAATTTAAGTTTATATGAATATTATATTTATATAAACTATATATTTATTATGTTGTTAGATAACGTAGTTATATTTGGAGAGAAATTATATCATCCTAATAGTTATGTTAATTTTGGATTTTATAATGCATTTTCAGAAAAAGATTTACTTTTTATTGATATTATAAATAGAAAAAATCTTGATATTTTAGAAGATGAAATATTTGATGATAATACATTATTTATTATTAATTCAACAGAAAATAATGATTTAATTCCATTAAGTGATGGTAATTATTATGTATTAATTAATGCGGATAAAGAAATATTTAAAAATGAAAAAAATATTCTTAATTATATTGAATATGATTCTGATATGGACTTAACTAATTATAAAAAACTAGATGATTATGTATATATTAATAATTCCACTAAAACAGTTGTTATGCCATTTGCTTCTATGTTAACTCCTTCACAAATTTTAGAAAATATTAAAACATTTAAATCATTGGAAGAAAGAACCGGTAATTATGTTTTAACAAGAAGTTATGATAAATCTACATTACAACATATTAATAAATTACCATCATTTTTTCATAAAAAAAGAATTATAACTATTGATAAAGAAGTTGAATTATTAGGTAATTCAAAAATATCTTGTTGTTTTACAGGAGACATTAATAAGATTAATGAAAAAACATTGAGTCATATTGCGATGGGAGTTCCTTGTTTAACAAATTCTATAACAACCAATCAATGTTTTAATAATAAATTAATGTTTGCAACTACTGGAACTGAAGTAACTAATGATAATATTAAAAGTTATTTACAATCATATAAAAAACATGATAT